CGCCCGCACCGTTAAGCAGAGCGTGCAGCGTGTTGCTATTAGCGTTGACCATCTCGTTCCTGAAAGTCTCAACAGCCGCTCCGGTCTGCCGCGACTGCTGTGCGTTTTCGATCAGTAGAACCGGAAGCCAGCCAATCGCGCAGCCCCACTCATCGACTTGCTCGTTTGACTGCGGGTTCTTCCCGATAACGCGCGTGAACCACGGGCACTTGTGGCACACCTGAGACACATCTTTCTGATGAAGCGGGCAGACCTTGCCCTTATCGGCGTGGGGTATCTGGGCCATTAGTTTTTGCTGGCAAGAATTATATCGACATATTGAATGTCTAACGTGAGACCGTGGGTGTGAGATTGACCACCGCCAACCCATGATGTGCTGTCGTCGGCAGCGCCTCCTGAAGTACTTTTTACGCGAACGCCAGTAACCGCAGAATTTACACCAGCATAAGTACCAGAACCGTTAACCACATTGGCTGCGGCTGAACCAAAATTTTGTTGGGCAAACGGATAAAAATTTAATGCATGCGCATGACCCGGATCGTTAATATAAGCGGAATGGCTGTGAACAGGTATTTGATTTGTCGTTAGCGTTGTGGCGGCAACCGCCGTCTGTGCCATCACCGTTGAGAAAGCGTTTGTACCGCCGCTTGACGCAGTGCCGCTGACAACGCGAAGAATTTTGTCGTTATGCGTCGTCAATTTAGTCCAGCCGGTCGGGGCGCTGGTTTGAGCAAACAACAGCACTGTGCCGGAAGGAAAGGGTTGTATTCCCGACAAATTTGCGCCATTGCCATAAAACGCTGGCGCAATAATATTTCCGCTGCTGTCAATGAAGTTACCGGAGCCCGGCAGCGTCACCGTTCCCGACAGCGTGGGCGAAGCAAGTACCTGGCTAGTAAGCGTCGGCAGCGTGGCCGTGCCGCTGACCGTCAACGATGACGCGGAGGCATTAGTGGCCGACACCGCAGCGGCGGACACTGTGCCACTCGCGGTTACGCTGGAGCAAGAAATAGCAGAGCCAGTTATGTTGCCGAGAGTAGCGTTTCCACTGCCATCAATTGACTTTGAACCTGGAAATGTCGTTGTGCCAGTGAGCGCGGCGTTACTGAGTGTTGGCGATGTGAGCGCCTGACCAGATGGCAGCGTGGCCGAACTGGAAACAACAAGAGATGGGGCCGATACAGTCGCGGCTGAGACGGTGCCGCTTGCAGTTACACTGGAGCAGGATACGGCAGAGCCCGTGATGTTTCCGAGGATGGCATTGCCAGAATTATCAATAGACTTTGACGAAGGAAGCGTCGTTGTCCCGGTCAGCGTTGCCCCGCTGATGGTTGGCGAGGTTAAGCCCTGACCGGACGGAAGTGTAGCAGTGCCGGTGACGGCAAGTGTGCCAGCAACCGCGAGCGTGTTGCCAGAGCCAACCTTCAGCCCGACTGAGGTGCCAGTCCCGTCCGACTTGAAGATGCCGTCGAGAGTGTCAAGGTCGCTATTCAGGTGCGTGCCCCAGCTATTATTGTCGCTCCCAACCTCGGGCTTGGTCAGGTTGAGATTTGTGGTGTATGCGTTCGCCATTTAACAATTTCCCTTGCGCCAGTCGGCGCTTTCTGACGGCGCTTCCTTTGTCCAGTTTGAAGCTGTTGCCTGTTGTTTTCCCCAGCTTGCCGTCGCGCTCGACGGCGTAGACCAAGAAGCTGAGGGTCGAGAAACGTTTTCACGCACCACAATGACGCCGCCGATGCCAGCGCCGACAAACGTCCTGACGGCTGACGTGACCGCCTGACCGGGCCACGTTTCCTGCCAATCCGCAAGTATTCTGTTAATTAGCCGGTACGGAATAATCAGCAGGCACGTCACGCAGGACGCCACGATCTGCTTGGCAATCACACGGGACGGAAACGAAACCAACGTCAGGCAGGCGGCTATAACGCGCTTGCTGACCAGACGTAATGCCGTAGTCGCTGACACACTGGTAAGAGTGACGCGCTTGCTGATGGCCTTGGCTGGCAGCGTCACCGCGCCATTCAGCGACGTGACAACGATCTTGCCTGCCGTTTTGACAACGAGGCTCGCGGAACCACACGAAGCGGCAATTGTATGCCTTGCCGACTTCAGAGCGAGGACCGACCCGGCGCACGAGACGCCGATGGCGTGAGTTGCGGCCTTGACCGCCACTACAGCCCCGGAACTGGCAATCGCGACAATCTTCCCGACAGCTTTCGGTGGGAAGGTCACCGCACTCGACAGCGACGCGGCTACAATCTTCCCTGCCCTGTTGACCGTAGCCGTCGCGGTCGTTGAGGTCAGCGCAATCGAATGGCTGGCCCGCTTGACAGCGACGACACTTCCTAAACACGACACCGCAACCGCGCGGGTCGCTGCCTTGATGGCCGTTACCGCTCCAGCACAGGCAACCGCGATATACTTAGACGAGGCCCTGAGCTGCGAGATGGCCGAGGCGCAGGCCGCAGATATAGCCTGCTTAAAAATCGTCGTGGATTTGCCGCCAATGTCTGCGCCGATGTAGGGCCCGATCATGGCGGCTCACAATTAAGCCGCCCAAGGCACGGGCGGGCTGATTACGGGCGGGTTGATTTGGTTCTGGATTTGACCGTCGAGGTTCGATTTGAATTGCGCAACCTGCTCTTCGCCAAGCGCAGCCTCGACCCAGCCGACGACCTGATCTTTCGTGAGGTCGGCATAAGCAGTGAACGGCGCACCGGCTTCGTAGGTCACGCCGACGCTGCCATAGACGGTGGCGTTGTGGCCCGCGCCATCGTCGGCATTCAGCCGCCAGTGGACGGTGAACACAACGTCGCTCTGGCCCTCGGCCTGCGGATAGCAGTCCATGCGCTCGATCTGCCAAGTGTAAGCGTTAGACATTTGCTTCCTCCTTCTGTGTTACTTGCGCCTGCGCCTGCTCGCGAATTTTCTGCACAAGCTCAAACACCTGCGAGTATGGCGCGGCACCAAGCGCCTGCATGATGAGGTTGATTTCATTGATGGTCAGATCGAGTTTCATGGATGCGCTGCCTTGTAGGCGTCGAACTCGGCTTTGAGTTCTTTTATGGCGGCGACAAGAAGCGGAATGAGCTTGCTGTCTGCAATACCCAAAAATTCTTCTTCAGTATCATCCGGCAGTCTACAAGTGTTCGCCTTGACCACTTGATCGGCATACGGAACATCTGCCAACGCGGTTTTTGTGTCTTGAGCAATGAAACCAACATCCGTTTGCCCAACAGGGAAATTGTGAACCGGATGCTGTTTCCAAGTAAATGTCGCTGGTTTTAAATTTGAAATCAGAGATAGCGCATTTTTTACGTCTGCGACGTTTTCCTTATAGCGACCATCGGACGTGGCGATTGTAGCATTGGTTGCGTAAATCTGGCTGTTGACTTGAAGTTTATATGAGCCATTGGATGACGTATACCCCACCAGCAGGTTGCCGCTGGTGTCGATGCGCATAGCTTCAGTGCGCTGCGGCTTAAATATAACCTGCCCTAAACCATCAATGGTGAATACGGGATAATAACCAGCCGCAGTTCCATTCCACCCCATGGCGGCTTCAAAAATTGTGGAAGCTGTAGCAGCCCAAGCATTCATTACACTCAAGCCATTACTGCCTGCGGAATTTGTGTTTTGCTGAATGCGAGCCAACCACGTTCCAGAAGAAGAATAAGTAGTTCCGTTTTTAACATCCAATAAAGATTGAGGCGAACTCGTCCCAATTCCGACGTTGCCGCTGCTGTCGATGCGCATGCGTTCGGCACTATTGGTATTAAACCGCAAAGCATTAGCACCGCTGCAATCAATTTGAGCCAAACCACCACTATTTTGTGCAGGATTAAAACTTAAAGTGTTTCCTCCAGTAGAAGTATCGGTCAAACCAAAACTGCAAGAACCATTATTGGATACAACAAGAGGTCTACCAGGCGAACTCGTCCCGATGCCGACGTTGCCGGACGTGTCCTTATAAAATTGTCCGCTGCCAATGTTGACGACAGACGTATCGCCCGTGAACCCATTGATTGCGGGATTGGTCAGCGTCTTATTCGTCAGCGTGTCGGTCGTCGCCCTTCCAACAAGCGTATCAGTCGAAGTCGGTAGGGTAAGCGTTCCGGTGTTGGTGATGCTGCTGATAACCGGCGTCGTCAGCGTTGCCGACGTGTCCAGCACGACCTTACCAGTTCCGGTCTTGTCTGAAATGGCCGTGCCGTTGATTTTAAAGACATTGCCCGTGCCAGCGGTGTCGTAAGTCTTGTTCGTCAGCGTATCAGTCGTCGCCCTTCCAACAAGTGTATCGGTAGCTGTCGGGAGAGTAATAGTACCGGTGTTGCTTATTGAGCCAATAACCGGCGTCGTCAGCGTCTTGTTGGTTAGTGTCTGCGTCAGGTCAGTTCCAACCTGCTTTGCCGCCGGAATGTCGTTGGTGATGTCTTTATTACCAGAAGAGAAGTTGACCGTGCTGTTTGAATTAGACGACGCCACAACAGTATCGCGCACCAGCGTCGTCGCGTCTGACATATGACCAGTGCCAACCTCCCACTCAGCAGCATTCTGATTGCTGATGAAGTAGTCGAACACATTAGTCGTCGTGCCAGTTCCAAACGCGCCAGCGAACGACTGCTTGCCGTTCACGGTCGACAGGGTGAGGTTGCCCGTTCCCGTCGTCGTGGTGGACTGGTGGACTAGATTGGCCGGTGCTGGCATCTGATTGCCTTAAGAGAAGGTGGTCTTGACGGTGAACTGAATGCTGTCGTTGGCGCTCAGGTTGATGACGCTAAAGTCACCGTAGATGTCCATATTTCCGCCGGTCGGTGGCGAGCCAGACCCTGTCGCATCAAATGCGCCAATTTCAGTGATTGCGCGTGAGCCAGCCGCCGTGATGGTCGCGACAAGCTGCAAGCAATCGTTAGAAACCGTCGTCGTCTGCTGCGACGCCGTTGCCAGCACACGCGCCTCGGTGGTTGAGGTCGTGGTGACGACGTTGGCTGACGCCGCAGCCGCACTGCCAGTACCCCACTGGAGATACCAGCTAATACCAGAAAGCGTGGACGTGATGCGGTCCAGGCCCTTGTTTTGAACACGAGCGGTCATTGAAAAAATCTCCTGATTTTTAGGTAGGCGTTCACGGCGTAATGCTTGAGCGGGTTTTTGGCCCAATACGCCACGAGGCCCTTCTTTTCGGTGCGACCGTTGGCCCGTATGACCGTTGCGTAGATCGCGGTGGTTTTGGCTTTAGTTGCCACGTTAATCATTAGAACGACCTCTTTCGAGCAATCAACGATGTCGTCGGCCGCATTGCGCGCTCGTTATCCGCCTGAAGATTAGCCACGGCGGCCTGGTATCCGGCGCCCCACACGTTCGCCCTCTCGTCGTTTTTGAGATATGGCGCGGCGTGCAGGAGTGAGCCGTATAAATAAATGTCGGGTGATTTGGTCAGCAGCCAATTGGTCGGCTCGCTCGTCGAGAGCGCCGGCACTGACGCATAATACGTTAACGTCAGCGGCAGACTATCCGGCGGCGTCGGGACCAGGTCGAGGTAATTTCCGAAAAGCGTGAAGTAGCGCGTCTGGCCGCCCGAACTCTGCGGGAGCGTCTTCTTGTATCGCTTCATCTCGTCGATGCCGACGTACTGCAGCGGAGGATTGACGTTCGCGTCTGGCGGATACGTCTGTTCGAGCGAGTAGAGCTCAAGGAAGTCGCTCGGCAGTGGGACGACCTCTCCGCTTGACCCGGCCCACGTCAGATCGGCCCTCGTAAGCATGTCTCGGACGCGCAGCGTGCGATTTACGCTTGCCTCGACGAGAGAGACGAACGTCGGAATGACAGACGTGAGATCGTCTCGGTTCAGCCAGTCGGCGACCGCCGATTTCAGGTCTGCGTAGGTGCTAATCGCCATTCGTCTCGTCCCACTCCGGGGTCATGTCGAAGGAAAACTCGAGCGTGCCGGCGTGTTTGACGTCTTTTGACAGATCGTGGTCGATCAGGACGTCGAAGCCGGCCTTTGTCGCGTTCATCCCGAAATACATGTCCTCGCCGCTGTATTGTCCGCTCGCCGGCGAGTAGCCGATCATGTGATATGGCGCCTTCAGCGCCTCGTAGACCTCTTTCCGGACGAGCATGCAGCCCATGCCGGTGGCCTGGACCCTTTCGAGGCCCGTGCTGTCCTTTTTCGTCCACACTCGCTCAAGTTTCGCAAAATCGGAAAAGGCAACCGGCTTGAACGGAGGCCGGCGAGTCGTGTAATTCGCAGCCACGATCGGCTTGTCGTGCGCCAGCAGCCGATCGAGCGCGTCTTTTGGGAAGCGCATGTCGGCATCGAGCCACAGCACCGCGTCGCAGTCGGATTTCAGGGCTTCTTTGACAAGAACGTCGCGCTGATCTGCGATTAGGGTGCCGCGATGATTGAAAAGCATCAGCGCGTCGCGCAATTCTCGCTCAGTTCCGCACCTTGTCGCACTGTAGTGCGACATCATCCGCGCGAGATCGAAGCAAAATCCAGCCTTGACGTCGTCTTGGGACGGTATGCAGATCGCGATCTTCAATGGCTCCTCAAACGGTGACGTTTTTCGTCTTGAAGACGCGATTGTCCGCGTCATTCAGCCAGCGTTTCATCGCGGCCTGGTCGCGCGTGATCCCTTTTTTCTCAAGATCGCGCCACACCGTCAGCGGAATAGACGCGACCTTGTGGAAAATGTTCTTGTCGCCGAAGCGTTTGTCGCTGTCGTTGAATTGAGCACGATTAAAGTCAGTGATCGGCGCCACATTCTGCTCTGCCGTGATCGTCGCGATGCCGTCCTCTGAATAGAAAACGTGCGAGATGCCGCTGAGCGGGTCGTGATCGATAACCTTTCGAAACATCGTGCCTCCAAAAACGTGAGGGCGGCCACTTGGGCCGCCCTCTTCTTGTCGTCGTAGCGTTTTTGCGCTTACGAGGTGGTCAGATCCGCCGCGATGCCGTGCGCCTTCTCGGTACGGACCTTGAGGCCGTATTCGACGATCAGCATGCGGGTGTCCGCGTCGCCGGTTTTCGCCAGCACTTCGGTCTTGAAGTTACGCAGATACGCGACCGAGAGATACTCGGGATCGATCACGTAGGCGTTGGCTTCAGGCTGCCAGCGGTTCGGAACGATGCGGACCTCGCCGAAATCGGAGAGATACACATCGGCCGTGCCGATGATCGCGATCGGCGAAACGTCGCCGACGTTGTAGCGGGCAGAAGCAAGACCGGAGAACCCGGAGGCCACGGTCTTGTTGAACGGACCAGTCATGCACATGACCGGCTCGCCACCCGAGGTCCACACCTGCTTGATGACGTCCTTGAGGATCGTCTCAGTGAAGGCGCGGGCCGTGCCGGCGATGCGGTACGCATTCGGGTAACCGTTACCCGAAGAGCCCGACATCGTCGGGTTCGTGCCGCCGCTGGCCTTGTTCACGTTCGTTTGCAGCCACGCGCCGAGGCCGGCGGTGGTGCGGGCGGTCGTGTTGCCACCAGTCGTCGCGATGGCATTCGAGGTGAGGCTCGACTCCATGTCGCGCTTCAACTCCGAGCTTGCTTTCGCGAGCTCGTAAGCAAGCAGGCTCTTCATGCCCGCCTTGTCGACCGCTTCCACGGTGCCCGTGGTCGCGACGACCTTGCGCGAGATCTGCGTGTAGTTTCCGACGCGAACGGTCGGAGAACGCGAGCCGGCGGTGACGGCGTCACCTTCAAGCTGCGCGTTCGTGGTGCTCGCCGACGCGAGGGTGTCAAGCTGCCACTCGAAGTAACTGTTCTTGACGTTCTCGCGGCCGATGTTGGACATCAGCGGTGTATCGACTGGAGCGATGTTGTAGATCACGTTCGCGAGATCTTCGCGAACGGCATTGCTCTCGTCGTACCGCGTGATGGCGTTGGTAACCAATGCCATTTACGTGTTCCTTCTTAGTCAATGATGCGTTCGAAGAGGGCGGCCGCGTCAGCGACACGCCCGGTTTTGGCGAGACGTTGTTTCGCTTTCGTCGTTTCGGACGTTGACCTAGGAACAGTATTCCCCGATCCCGCCTTCGCCGGCGCCGGCGATCGTGCCGGTGCGGGCTGCGGCTTTCTCGACGTCAGCTCGTCGTATCGACGAGCCTTGTCCAGGATCAGGATTGCGCGCGGATCAGTCGCCTGCATCAATTCATCTTCGCTATAGCCAGCGCTTTGGCCGTAGCTCAGGAGTTTTGCGCGGTCGGCTTCCCACGTCTCGGGCTTCTTCCACTCCGGTCGCTTCTCGAGGAGCTGCTTGCGCCCCTCCACGACCATGTTCTGGATTTGAGCCCGCTGCTCTTCGGTTTGCAAAGCGTGAAGACGTTGCTGCTCGGCCTGCGCGGCCACCAGCTTGTCGTTGCGTTCACGCCACACGTCACGTTGTCTGACGTACTCAAGCGGATCCGAGTTGTAGAGCGCATTCCAATCCGGTTCCTGCGGCATCAGCTGCGTGAGCTGCTGCTGCAAGGCCGAAAGCATCTGCGCGTACTGAGCTCGTTCCACCCGAGCCGCCTCGAACTCGGCTTCCACTGCCTTGCGGCTGGAGGCGAGCTCTTGCGTTTTGCGAGTGTAGTCTGCCGTCCGCGAGTATCCGGCGATCACCTCGTCGAGCGGAACCTTCTGTTCTTTGCCGTCAACCTTGACGGTGATCAGACTGTTCTGCTCGGCCGCAGGCTCTTCCTGACCCTCTTCGGGTGCGGCCGCAGCTTCTTTTTCCTCGGCGGGCTCTGCAGGGGCGACCTCCTCCGTCGCTTCCTCTGCAGGCGTCTCTTCCGCCGGCGGTGCTGCGTTTTGCGTTGTCTCTTCTGCAGGAGCTTCCTCCTGCTCATCGACACCGCGCATCACTGCTTGGCCTCGCGGGAACTGGGTTGTCGGTTTCTCACCGCCCAGGATCGCCGCGAATTGATCGGCAGCTTCAGGCAACCCAATCCCGCCCGTGGACGGGGTGTTGGAGGTATTCATCAAATCCTCAATCTGTTGAAACTAGGCCGAGCGTAGTGCCTTCAGCCTCTGCGAGTATTCCGCAACGCGGTTCTCTGCCGCGATCGCGCGAATTGCCTCCCGGAGCTCGCCGATCGCGCGGATCATGCGCCAGGCGTCTTCTCGGGTCGGCGCCTGCGGCAGCGTCGAGGCGCGCCACTGGGCAGTGTAGTTGTCTTCTAAGTGCTTCAGGGCCGCATCGAAGGCGACGCTGTTCAGGAGATCCTGTGCGCCCTGGATGATGGTGGTGCGGTCGATCATTGATAGGCGGGCTCTTGCTGTGCGCTACCAACGCCAGCAGCTATTGGGCCAAGCAGCCCGAAGTGGTATCCCTTTTCCGATAGATACTTTCCAATGCGATCAAGCCATTGTTGATCAGCGTGCTGAACGGTTGGGAGCCCCTTTGGTATGCGTTCCATAAGATAATAAATCGTTGGTTTATAGCCCGGAAGATTGCTGCGGTATTTTTCAAGAGCCGTAACAATTTCTGGGTACATTATCTCTTGCGGAACCGATGTCGGCATTCCGCCGACATATTTGCCAGCAAGGTTCGTGTCGTAAGAAATATGCTGCGATTGGGATTTAAATGTCTTTCCGGACGGATCAAGCTGGGCAATGGATAGACCAGACGCTCCCGTGGCTTCATTCAATAGCCTGGGGTCAGTAACTGCAAATCTAGCTTCTGCGACGCTCGGAAACCCCTGCTCAAGGAATTGCGACTTGTCCATCGTCTTGGCAAATTTACTTCTAATCTTGCCAGGCGCCTGCTGCAGATAATCACGTAGATCGATTGATAAAATTCCGGGCCAGTTTTCCGCTGCGCCAAAATCTTTTGTTGGCGTTTTCATAGCTCGATCAAAATCTTTTGCAGCTTTCTTCGACACCTCTACGTGCTTCATCATCTCAGAAAGCGCGTCAGAAACATGATGCGAAAAATCAGCTGATCGCTCGCCCATTGCGGTGTAGACACCGTAAATCGGGCGTTCACTTTCGGCGGCCGATTTCACAGTGTTAGCCAGCCGTGACGCGACACCCTTCGCAGACGCCCACGCCGCGTCATCTGCCACATTGTTAGCCATAAAACCGTGTCCGCCCTGCAAGGCCACCGGGTCTTCGAATTTAAACCCATTGACTTGCAGCAGATTTCCACCAGCAGCCGTTCGGTCGCCGCGAAGAGGCACCAATGCCCCGCCCTGTAACTTCGCTGGGCTGATTACCACTTCATCTGCTGCGGCAGGCACTGGCTTAATAACGGCCGACATTTCAGATATTGGCTTCGGCAATTTAATTTGCGAAATGCCGTGCCATAAATCAGAGGCCAGCGTGCCAGCCTTTTTTACGGCGCCTGCGGGCCCCGCCTGCGCCTCGTCGCTTGACAACACGCCGGCACCAGCGAGCGCGGCGACCTTCGCCGCCCTGCCCAAAGGACCACCGGCGGCAAGCAGAGCGACATCAGCGGGTGAGCGCGGCACGACCATGCCGAAGTCGGGGTTTTCCGTCAGCCAGCCTTCCTGCCGCCCGCCGATCGGCTTCGCCGCCTGGCGCTGCCGTCTTGCCGCGGCCTCGAACGGATCCTCCATAAGAGAATATCCGCCGGCATACGGATCGACCTGATCAAGCAATCCAGGCATCAACTACTCCAGCGGCTCGTCGGCATCGAGGCC